TTACCTTTAAATTCTTCTCTCCAATGTTCAAGATCACAACCAGAATATATTAACATATCTCCAGGGTTGAGGTCGACTTTAATACCAGCCTGACCTGTCTTACCCGTTGGATCTAAATAAATTGACCAAGGATCACCACCTAAATTTAATGTAGTAGATATCTCACATGAGTATCTATCTTTATGTCTAGCTAGTACATCACCTTGTTTATAAATTCTTGCGTAGGAATACGTAGGACTTAACTTAATTCCAGTGTGTTTTTCCATAACTGGTTTTACTTGTTGTAATAAAGTTTCCATAGCAATATCAGAATAATGTGAATAAGTATTTGGCACTTGCTCATCATTCCATACACCATAATATTCTGTAAAAGGTGAAATATATTTTTGATCAAATAAAAATCTTGCAACTTCTCTTTTGTTTAAGAAATATTTATAAACAAACTCTGCAATCTCAGGTGAGATAGCTTTTTTTAATACTGTGTATTTATTTTTCTTAAACGACATTTAATACTCCTTTTGGTATTGCTTGGCAGTTCCAATGTATAAATCTAAACGGGTTATAACCCATATCTACAATGTACTGATGAGGTAGATATGATGGAAAGAACATCATTCTACCTGGTTTTACTTGATAATTTATTGCAGAACTAGCGTAAGTTACTTTTGTTTTATCTTTTTCTGGTAAAAGATTCATAACATTACCTGGTCTTGGATCTTCAAACATAGGCAAAGATGTAGATTCATCTGCTTTTAAAAAATAAAAACCTGATATGTGGCCATTCCAATGAGTGTGCAAAGTATGATGTCCACCACCTTTTTTAGCAAACTCTTGCACCCATAATTCTGTAGTAAACAATTGATGACCAGACATATCAAAACCCATTTCACCTAATAAGTTATGTGCTGTAGCACCTATATAATCTTGTAATTGTTTAAAGTCAGGATCACCAACTAATGTTGTTGAATGGAAGACATGACCCATGTCTCCTTTGTCCCCAAACTTTTTATTACGTTTATCAATAACTGGTTTTAAATTTTTCTTTGATGCTTCAATATATTTGTCTGATGCTTTGTTTAAATCATCTACAAATTTAGGTTCATCTGCAAACCATATAGGACATTTAAAAAATTCTTCTAATTGTAATTGTTGAGGATAACCTACAACTTCTTTTTTTACTTTTTGTTTTCTAGCTTTAGCTTTTTTCTTTTTCATATTTCTCCTTTATTGAAATGGATATCCTAAGTTCCATATTACTAAACTGTTTCTTTCTCCACTTTTTACTGGACATACTCTATGCCATACAAATGAAGGAAATACAACCAAAGATCCTTTAGGTAATATCTCTGTACATTTTCTAACGTTTCTTTTTTTATCTGGATCAAGATTTCTAAAATCAAATTCTAACTCACCACCTTTATAATCTTTAGGATCAGATAACGTAACAGTTACAGATAGTTTTCTAATTTTACCATGTGATGGATCACCTTGTTGTCGTTGATAAGGTTGATCCCAGCTATCACAATGCCAATCATAATACTGGCCTTTTTTATATTTTGTAAATTGACAAGACTCACTAAAGTCCCAATTAAAATTCCAACCAGCATTAGCGTTTGCTTGATGCACATAAGGTTGTATTTCTCTATAAACCCATCTATCACTCATCCAAACAATGTCTGAGTTTCTTTTCTTTTTTAAATCTTTAACTTGTTTTGCGTTTAATTTTTTATCACCATAACCACCAGTGACTGCCATTTGATCTTGCATTTGATGACCATACTTTACAATGTCATCACAGATACGTTCTGGGATTGCTGATTTAAAATACCAATAATAGTTTGTAAGGTTCATATGTCTTTATGAACTTAATATAACATTTATTATGAAACTGTCAATTATTGAAATTTATATCTAATAATAACAACACCTGGACCACCATTTGCAGGACCTGGACCACTACCTGCACCACCACCTGTATTAGCTACACCTGGTACGTCGTCTCCTCCACCACCAAAACCTATTGGAGAACCAGCAGGACCTGAACAACTTTTTCCATTTCCACCACCAGCTCTTCCAACAGGACTTCCTGTAATAGAAGAAGTTGCACCTGCTCCACCTTTACCAGCAGGACCTGCACTAGATCCATTTCCACCTGTAGCACCAACAGCAGTTGCACCACCTCCACCACCACCTGAAAAATATACGCAACCTTGATGGTGTCCACCACCACCAGCACTACCTTGTGGAGGACTTGTTGGAGGAGTGTTTCCTGCACCCCCTGCTCCTGGTCCTGGCGGTGGTGCTGGCGCAGCTCCTCCACCTCCTGATCCTCCAGTTGCTCCATTCATAAAAATTGGTTGAGGAGTACAGGCACTAAATTGACCACCACCTCCACCCCCTGTTGATGTAATTGATGAAAAGACTGAATTTGCTCCATTTCTATTAGTAGATGCAGTGTCTGTAGCACCTGCTCCACCACCACCAACTGTAACTGTATAAGTTTGTTTAGAAACAGATAATGCAGGAACACCTGATCCAAGAGGTGATACAGTATAACAACCAGAAGCAGCACCAGAGGATTCTCTATATCCACCTGCTCCACCTCCACCACCATTTAAAGCACCACCACCTCCACCACCTATTACTAAGTAATCTACTGTTGTTGAACCAGCAGGAGTTCCTGCTTCAGTAACCACAAAATTACCTGATGCATTAAATACATGAATTTTATAATCACCTGTTGTTGTAACTGTTCCACCTGTTGCAGTAACAAAATTAGGGGGAGTTTCTGGCCATGTTCCTTGACTCTGTGCACTAAATTGACTTTGCATTGACCACACACCACTTGCTTTGTTTAATTCTTTTACGATAATAATTCCTGGACCACCTTGTGCACCGTTTTGACCAGGAGTTGATCCTCCTGCTCCACCACCGGTATTAGTTGTTCCTGCGGTTCCTGATCCTGGACTTGGGTTTGCTCTTCCAGCACCACCTCCACCTGTTCCTCCAGCTCCTGCTGTGGGAGTTCCAGCTCCACCGCCACCGCCTGCATATACTCCACAGTTTGGTATACCTGGATTAAAAGATGGACTTATATCTAAACCTGCTCCACCTGCTCTACCAATATCAGTACCTGGTGTTGAACCTGTAGCAGCTCCTGCTGCCCCAGCACCACCTCCACCACCTGGACCTGTGCTAGGATTACTTGAAGGTGTTGAACCTGGATTTCCTTCTGGTGAATCAAATCCTCCAGCATTACCAGTTCCTGATGCAGAATTTGATGGCCCTGCTCTTTGACCACCACCTGATCCTCCAGGTGCTCCAGCTTGTGTTGGTGCACAGTCTCCTGATCCACCTCCACCGCCACCTGATGCTGAATAAGTTATTCCGCCATATAAAACTGTAGAATTAACACCCGATGTTCCTTGTGAAGTTGGAGACGTAGAACCTGCTCCACCACCCCCTACAGTTGCTACTATTGGTGAACTACCAGATGTTGATATTTCTATATTTCTTAAACCACCACCACCTCCACCACCAGAAAAATCTTTACCACTACCACCACCGCCAGCGATTATAGCTGTTTGAACAACTCTAGTTCCTGGTTGTGTAGTGATTGTTCCTGTAGATGTTTTTACAGTCTGAGTACACTTCCCGAAAGAAGCTTGATTACTTTTACCGATTATACCGCCATTTGATCTGGCCATGTGAGTCTCCTATTCGGACACCCAAGCTGTGCCATTCCAATTATATTTGGTAGGTGTTTCCGATTCGTCGTTTGATTTTGTTGCTTCCCAACCTTGTGTGTTGTCAGCGTTGTATTTTGTTTCGTTCCACGAAATAATATATCTCCAAACAACTGGATCTGCTCCATCGTCCGTGATTGTTGGGTATGTGATTGGTGCTTGCCAATCGTCATTTGAATCTAATGACCAAGATGCATAAGGTTGTTGTGCTAAAAATTTATCTTTTACAGGATCATAAATCATTCCGATTCCTGCATATTGTTTTCTAAAATTATGATTGTAAGAAGTTTGTTTCCAAATACCACCTTTGAAAAAATTAATACACCATGTTTCACCGTCTTGGTGCATGTCTGAAGGAACACAATCGTTTCCTACAACTACAACTCTTTCAACTACTTGATGAGTATCAGATGTAAATCCTGTTGGATCTGGTTTTGTTTTTAATTCTGCAAAATGTGCCATATTTTTATCTCCTTAAAAATTATATTTATATTTTATATTTAACTTATTGTCAACGTTCCTGATACAGTAAATGATGCTACTTTACAGCCACCTTCTGGTGCTGGTAATGTTGCAATACTATTAGTTCCTGGTGCTACACTTGCACCTGTTGCTCCTGGTACACGTACTACAACGATTCCTGATCCACCATTTGCACCACTTCCACAATTATTTCCACCCCCAGCTCCACCACCAGTGTTTGCAGTTCCCGCTGTTCCTGTTCCTGAATTAGATCCAGCTCCACCACCACCAGCTCCACCAGCTCCTGCAGTTCTTGGACTTGCTGCGCCACCACCGCCACCACCAGCATAAGTTACAGGAGATCCTGTAATAGAATTTGCTTTTT